CTCACAAGAAAAATATGCTATCCTAGAAGGCGTGGACGAAACCACGCTACGCCGTTGGAAAAAGAAACCAGCGTTCAAAATGGAATGGGAAAAACGAGTATCCGAACTCCAACAATCCCCAGAACGAACCCAAAAACTACTAGACAATCTTTATGAGCGTGCGTTAGCAGGCGACAACAACTCAGCCAAACTGTACCTACAGGCAACCAACCGTCTAGCCCCAACCCAAGTCCATGTAGAACACTCCAGCAAACCCTCAGAAATCTCTGATGCCGAACTAGACAGCCTCATAGCGTCAGTCGCTCAATCTGAGGTTGAGTCCCGTAAGGAACTAAAAGCACAATAGTGGGTTCAACGATAGAATGTCCGACTTGTGGGTGTGAGTATCCTCCTGTTGCGACCAGATGGCGTTGCCCTGAGTGTGGCTTTAAGGATTCATGCTGTGAGGGTGAACCTAGGAAGATGAGAGATTATGACAACAACTAATGATGCGATGTTTGAGGCTCTAGCAGGGTCATATCCATCATCGGGTCAAACATTGGGTGACTTGTTGTACGCTTTCTGGTCTGAAAAAGGTTTGCAGTATCGTGGTACTTTGGCTTATGAGTTTTATGTGGCGCAAGGTGCTACGGGCGCAACTTTAGGAGATTTGGCAAACGATTACTTTGTACGGGTTTACCCGTTGGAGTTTGATTTTCTTAATTTTACTATTGATGACGCTGATGAGTGGTTGGAGTTACAGGTTTTTGACCGTTATGATACGGTTGAACAGCAAATATACAGTTTAATTTGGTAAAGGAACAAAAGGAATACTATTATGGCAACAACATTTAGCAAAACACTTCTTAGTGGTTCAACAGACGGTAAAGGCATTAAAGTCGTACAAACCGCTACTGCTGGTACTACTATTCACACTGGTCCAACTAACACATCTATAATTGATGAAATCTGGTTGTATGCAGTTAACACTTCAGCCTCGGATGTTAAACTTACAATTGAATGGGGTGGTGTTGCTTCACCAGATGACCACATTGAATACACAGTTAAGGCTGAGAACGGTCTATATTTGATTGTCGCTGGCGGTCTAATCAAGGGTAATGCTACTGCGCTTGTTGTTCGTGCATTTGCTGCTACAGCCAATGTTATCGTAATGCACGGATATGTTAACCGTATAACAACAGTTTAAGGTCATCTTAGATGCCTAATGTTGTAAAAAATCTTGCTGGTGGTAAAGCCATTAGTGGCGGAGCCTTGCAACCTAGAGGTCGCCGTGGTAACACTAATCAGGTTGCTGCGTATTGGGCTGGTGGTGCTAGCGTACCAGTAGTTGAGTGGTTGGTTATTGCTGGTGGCGGTGGTGGTGGTCTTGGTGCTACTGGTCACTCTCGTTGGCAGGGTGGTGGCGCAGCAGGTGGATATCGTACAGGTTCTGGTTTAGAACTTCCAGCATCATTTACTGTAACAGTTGGTGCTGGTGGTTCTGGTGGTATTCGTTCAAACTATGCCGCACCAGAATACGGAAACAAAGGAATTGCATCAGTATTCCATACATTCACTTCTGCTGGTGGTGGTTCAGGTGCTGCGGGAGCATCATCAAACCCAAACAAAGATGGTGGTTCAGGTGGTGGTGGTGGTGGTAACGCAGACTATGTAGGTGGTACGGGTAACACTCCATCAACTTCACCATCACAAGGTAATGATGGTGGTTTAGGACAAAACTATTCACCGTATTACGGTGGTGGCGGTGGTGGGTCTGGCGGTACAGGTGGTCATTATGGTGGTGGTGGTGGTGCTGGAACAGCAAGTTCAATTACTGGTTCTTCTGTAACCCGTGCTGCTGGTGCTGCTGGAACTGTTTCAGGAAATGGAACTAGTGGTGGTGCAAATACTGGTAACGGTGGTACTGCTGGTTCATGGAATGATGGAACCTCAGGATATGTTGCTGGTAATGGTGGTTCTGGTGTTGTAATTATTGCTTATCCTGACTCTTATCCAGCATTGTCATCTATTGGTGGAACATTGGTATATTCGGTTTCACTTGTTAGTCGTTCTGGTTATCGTGTTTATACTTTTACTGGTGGCACAGGAACGGTGACTGTATAATGGCTCATTACGCATTTCTTGATAGTAACAATATTGTAACTGAAGTTATTGTTGGTCGTCATGAATGGGAAGTTGTTGATGGTATTTCTGATTGGGAACACGCATATTCGTTAGTTCGTGGTCAACCATGTGTTCGTACTTCGTATAATGGAAATATTCGTAAACAATATGCTGGTATTGGTTATACATATAATTCCGAAGCAGATGTTTTTGTTAAACCACAACCATTTTCGTCTTGGACATTAGACTCAAATTATGATTGGCAACCACCAACACCAAGACCAGAAGGTGTTTATGAATGGGATGAGGAATCATTGTCATGGCTTCCAATTCCAGACGCTGGCTAATCTTTCTTCCAGTAGCCTTACTGGCATTATGGTCAACAGTTGCTAAAGCAGATGGTTTAGGCGACTGGACCGCTTCGCAGTCCTGCGCCACAGGTTTTGTAAATGTAGTTGATAACACTATTGTTCTTACTGGACCTGATGGTGGTGGGTGTGGTGGGGCTAATTGGGTTAAAATTGAAACCACAATTCCTGAAGGTGTCCTTAGCGTTTCTTTTGATTGGTCGTATTGGACGCATGATGGGTGGGTTTATGACCCACCACAATATGGTGTAAATAATGTTTATACTTTATTGACACAGCAAAATCAGGCTTCGGGAACAGAAACGGTTACTGTTACTGCTGGTGATATATTTACTTTCAGACAATATTCAATTGATTCATGCTGTAAGGCTGGTCACTTAACGATAAGTAATCTTTCATTATGGGAATTTACAACAACATCCACGACTTCAACAACGATGACAACTACTACTATTGTCCCCGAAACGACTGTCCTTGCCACCAGCACGACTTCTACGACAGTTCCAGAAACCTCAACATCAACAACCAGCACAACGACCAGTACGACATCTATTTTAACTACGACAACAACTAGTTCTTTTTTAGCAACGACAACAACCACGCTAGAACTAACGCCACAAACATCAACATCTATTTCACCTCCTCAAATATCCGAGCCAGAACCTGTTGAGCCTTCCGTTCCTGTAGAGCCAGAACCAACCGAGACAGGGACCACAAGCACATCAATAGAGGAACCCATGCCAGAGGTGACGCTTCTACCAGAAACAACCACAACAACTGAACCAGAGATAACAACGACTGAAGCACCTGAAGATACTACCACAACCTTAGAGCCAGATTTGGAGCCAAATTTAGAGCCATTGGCAGAGGAAGAAGTGATTGCTCTGATTGCTGAAGCAACTACTGTTGAGGAATTACAAGAAGCCTTAGAGGAGTTAACACCTGAACAAGTTGAACAGGTTGTTGATGAAATTCTAAGTCAGGAAGAACCTAGTCAGGAGCAGGCTGTGGCTTTAGCCACAAGCCCAGAAGTTTTGTCTGTTATTAGCGTGGACAATGCTGAGAAGGTGTTTGAGGCGTTACAGGTTGATGAGTTGACTGTTGAGCAGGTTTCTGAATTGATTGAGGCAATCCAATCTGCGCCTGAGGAAATTCGTACACAGTTTGAAACCAGTATTGACATCTTTGCCTCGGACCTAGGGGATTATGTTCCTGTGGGTTCTAATGTGCCTGTTGATACTCGTAGAACCCTTATTGCTGTTGCTGCTGGTGCAGCAATGGCTGCTGTTGGTTCTAGGAAGTTCCCATAGAACAATTAGCCTATTAAGGTGAAAAGGTTTTTTTCTGAGATTCATGGTCTTACTTGGACTTTGGCTGGAACAGGCATGGTTTTAATTACCTTGTCTGGCAATACCCGTTCTTTGGGTTGGCAAATTACCCTAGTAGCATTAACCGTACACCTTGTTGGTGTATTTATTAAGGAGAAAAATGAATAAGGCAAAAGATATTGCAGGAAGAATTGTTGCACTTTTTCTTACCAACGCCCTTGGCGTGGTGACTGGTGCTGCAATTATTGCTCCAGACCTAGAAGTATGGAAGTCGGCTCTTATCGCTGGCGCAGTATCCATTTTCAAGGTTGCAGAACAACTTGCAAAGGCAAGCATTGATGGTGTTCTTACCAGAGATGAAATTAATGCAGCGTTTGGTGCAACCCCTAAGAAGATTGCAGCCAAGAAAGTTGCTAAGGCTGTAACAAAGTAATGAAACTGTTTATCACCCCCGTTAAATCTTGCCAGCATCTAAAAGGTAAAAAACCGTCTGAGGTTCTCCCTAGCATGCTTCGTAAGGTTTCGGGTGGTGGTAAATTAGAGTTGTGTGCGGCTGATGCGTGGGAAGCGATGGTTGCTGCTGCTAAGGTTGATGGTATAAAGTTATCTCCCAGTAGTGCAGGTGACATGTTCCGCAGTATTGCACAGCAGACCGCAGGTTTTGTTCAAAGATATCAGAAGGAACCTATTGCTGGTGCGGTGACACGCACTTGGAATGGTGTTAAATGGTATCTTAAAAAAGGTTTTGCACCTTTAGCGGCTCCTAATGATGACCCAAAGAATTGTTCTAAACATATGTTGGGTATTGCGGTGGATGTCGCTGGTGCTAATGGTAAGATTTTGGAATGGATGTTTAATAACATTGCTAAGTTTGGTTTTAGTTGGGAAGTAGTTCCTGCCGAACCTTGGCATATTCGTTATGTTGCAGGTGATGCTACACCTGAAGCCGTTGTGGCTTGGAAGGAATCTAGCAAGTAATATCCCCGATGTGCAATTGTTTGCACAGATAGGAAATTATGAGGAAATTTTTTGTTATCTCATTAATTATTGGCATGTTTTTTTCACCTACCAGTGTTTCTGCAAAGAAACCACTGAACCTCAGGTGTCCAGAAATGGAGGGCATTACTCGCATTATTGCAGATAGCGATAAAATGATTCTTCAAGTGGACTATATTATGTGGCGTGAATCTAGATGTAAATCTAAGAACATTAACCGCAAAGACCCTAATGGTGGTTCGGTTGGGTTGTTTCAGATTAACAAGTTTTGGTGTAAACCAAACCGATACACGAAACAGGGTTTCCTTCAGGATGCTGGTGTACTAAACAAATGCCATCAACTTTATAATCCTGTTGTCTCCGCTAAAGCCTTTATGGCTATTTATGATTATGCTCATAATCGTTATGGTGATGGTTTCGGTCCATGGGGTGGTGAACCTAAGTGGATTTAAACGCACTCATAAATGAAAAAGAGTGGAGGAAATGTCGTGGTCCTGAGAAAGCAACACTTGAAGAACAACTTCAGGCTTTCACATATTTTTGTGAAACTTTTTGGTGTATTAAACATCCTGAGAAGGGTCGTATAAAGTTTAATTTGCGTGACTCGCAAATTGACACAGTTAAAACTTGGATGTCAGAGCGTTACACAATTGTGTTGAAAGCCCGTCAGATTGGGTTTTCTACTTTGGCTGCTGCATACGCTTTTTGGTTGGTGTTCTTTGCTCCTGACCGTTTTGTTGTTATGTTGTCCCGTACCGAGCGTGAGTCTGTAAAGTTGCTTGCCAAGAGTAAGTATGGTTACCGTTTTATTCCACAGTGGATGAAAGAGCGTGGACCTAGACAGACTACTGACCATCAACTTAAAATGATGTTTGATAACGAGTCTGCTATTGAGTCGCTACCATCGGGCAGCGACCCTGCTCGTGGTGAGTCGGTGTATTTGGTTATTGTGGACGAGTGGGCGTTTTTACCTAACCCTGAAGAAGCGTGGGCTTCTATTGAACCTATTACCGATGTCGGTGGTCGTGTTGTTGGTTTGTCCACTGCTAATGGTTCGGGAAACTTTTTTCATCAACTGTGGGTTGGTTCGCAAACAGGGTCAAACAAGTTTAAAGGAATCTTTTATCCTTGGGATGCTGATGGTGAGCGTAACGAAGATTGGTATGAGGCTAAGAGCCGTAACATGCAATCTTGGCAGATGCACCAAGAGTACCCACGCTTCCCTGAGGAAGCGTTCATCAAATCAGGTAACCCTGTTTTTGATATTGATATGTTGAACAGCATGGAATCAGAGGATGGTCATGTTGGTTACTATCATTTGTATTCTGATGGTAATGGTGAGTTCCGTTTTCAAGAAAACGGTGAACTAGAAGTTTGGTCCCATCCTGAGACTGGTGGAACATATGTGATTGGAGCCGATGTCGCTGAAGGACTTAGTTATGGTGACTACAGTTCCGCCCATGTGGTTGACGCAGCCACAGGGCTAGTGGTTGCTCATTGGCATGGACATATTGAACCTGACTTGTTTGGTGAACTGTTGGCTGAAATAGGTTGGTGGTACAACACGGGTTTGTTGGGTATTGAAAGCAACAACCACGGTCTGACAACCCTGAAGGCTGCACAGAAGCATGGTTATAAGAATCTTTATAAACAACGCCGCCTTAATGCTGTCCGTGCTGACCCTAGTGATGTGTTGGGTTGGAGAACCACATCCTCTAGTAAGCCGTTGGCTATTGACGAACTTAGTGCCGCTATCCGTGATGAGGGTATAATCATATTGTGTGCTAAGACTTTGGGCGAGTTGCGAACATTTGTTCGCAAGGAGAATGGTCGTATGTCTGGTAGCCCACATGACGACAGAATTATAAGTTTGGCTATCGCCAACCAGATGTTGAAGTATGTTTGGTTGCCTGAATATCGTGGTGATGTTTCTTTGCCAAAGAATAGTTTAATGTGGTGGGAGCAACACCTTTTTAGTGGTCAGGGTGAGAATCGGATGTTTCTTGGTTCCCATAATGTAAGAAAACGAACACCTTTTTAATCTTAGGAACAGATTCAGTACTATTATGATGTTTAAATGCACAAATTGTGACAAAACCTTTGTTTCAGACGAACTTCCCCGCAGGGGCGAAGTCTGTTTTGCATGTCATATTAAAACCGTCAGATTGGGATTCACTTATGGTAAAGAAGATTTTCATGGTCCTACTGTCGCTGAGCGTCAGCGTCAAACTGTGGAACAGGCTAAAATCAACGGGTACAACGCAGAGCCAGTCACGAACTGGATGTAATGAATCATGCTTTCATCCGTATGGGTCCCAATCATCGTTGCCGTCATCATGGGACCAGTCGTGGTTGTCTTACAAAAACTTCGTAAAGAAAACACCGACCAACACGCACAAGGGCAAGTCCTTCTTCGGGTTATCGGGTCTAAGGTTGACAAAATAGGTAGCAAACTGGATAACCATATTGGTTGGCATGAAGGACAAAAAGATGGCAAGTAAAAAACGAGGAATAGATGACATCATCAAACCTATTAAAGGTGAGTTGCGTCTATATGTAAACAAATCTTTGAAATCCGCATATAAGGCTGGTAACACAAAGAAGGCTAGAGATAATGCTGTTTGGTGGGCTAAAGATGCTTACAAGGCTCATTATGGAACTACAAAAGGTTTTAGTCAAGCGTTTGAAAAGGCTGAGCGTGAACTCGCTGCCAAGCGTGTTGCCTCAAAGGCTAAGAATGTTAGAAGGACAAAATAATGGCTAAGAAATCAGCAGCAGACCAACTTAAAGCATACAAGCAACGCTTAGAAGCATCTAAGCGTTGGCGTAAAGACGAAGGTTATGATGCTGTTTGGCGTAGGCTCACAGACCTATATAAAGGTCATCAATATGAGGACTATCGTGACGAGGACAGACTGCTAGTTAATATTGCTTTTGCAACTGTTAACATTATTGCCCCAAACATTTCAGTTAACTTCCCTAAGATTGCTGTTAACGCTGTTAAACCAGAAAACGCAGCCAACGCTGTCATCGCTGAAGCGGTTGTCAACTATTGGTGGAAGCATCGTGATATCCGTACCGAGTTCCGCCGTGCAGTAAAAGACTCTTTGATTTGTGGTCATGGTTGGATTAAGAGTGGATATCGTTTCGTTGAAGAAGAAACAGTTGGACAGGAAACAGAAGTATCTGACCCTGTAGAGGGTGGAGAAATGACATCCACAACCATAATCCTAGAGGACAGCCCTTTCGCAGAGCGTGTTAGCCCTATGGATGTGTTCGTGGACCCTGATGCAACCAGCATGCGTGACATCAAATGGATTGCTCAGCGTATCCGCCGCCCTATTGCTGATGTTAAAAACGATAAGCGTTATACCAAAGTCGCTAGGGACGAAGTGCAGATTATGGCTGTTAGCCGTTATGCCGATGACCCAAGCCGCAAAAAGATTAACGACAAAAATGAAGGTTACGCCGAAATTTTTGAGTTCTATGATGTTGCCGCAAAATCAATGAGTGTGTTCTGTGAAGGTGCAGAAAACTTCTTGGTCAAGCCAATCCCAATGCCATACTCGTTTGGTCAGCCGTTTGTTATGTTGCGTAATTATGATGTCCCCGACCATTTTTACCCTATTGGCGATTTGGAATCCATTGAACCTTTGCAAAAAGAGTTGAATGAAACCCGAACCCAAATGATGAATCACCGTAAAAAGTATTCACGCAAATACCTGTATAAGGAATCGGCGTTTGACAATATGGGTCGCCAAGCATTGGAGTCTGATGACGACAATGTGATGGTCCCAGTAATCAGTGACGAAGCCCTGAGTGGTGTTGTAGCGAACTTCCCTGCTGTAATTAACCCACCAGATTTCTATGACCAAACCTCCACTATCATTGCTGACATTGACCGTGTATCAGGTGTGTCAGAAATCCAGCGTGGCGGCACTAGCGAAATTCGCCGTACCGCAACCGAGTCCGCTTTGGTGCAAGATGCAAGCAATGCTCGTACTGCTGACAAGTTGGCTATGGTTGAACAAGCCATCAGCGAAGTGGGTCGCCGTATGGTTGCCTTGGCGCAACAATATATGTCAGGTGAGCAGGTAGCCCGTATCACAGGTAAAGATGGTGAGCCTGTTTGGGTTCAGTTTGACCGTGACTATTTGGAAGGTGACTTTGACTTTGAAGTAGTTGCTGGTTCAACACAGCCAAACAACGAATCTTTCCGCCGACAGATGGCATTACAGATGGTTGACGCTATGGCTCCGTTCGCTGGAGCAGGAATCATAGATATGGGCAAACTTGCCGCCTATGTGCTACAACAGGGCTTTGGTGTTAAGAACCCTGACGAGTTCATAATGCAACAGCAACCTCCTATGGCTCCTGAGATTGGTGGTGCTAGCGCACCACC